GCCGTTAAAGGCCGTAAGGCCGAGAGGCTTGAATTCATGTTCCCCGGCAAACGAACTAAGCGCTATCCAAAGCGCTTAGCAGTTTGGGACTCTCACTCTGAGAGCCTTACCCTCGTGCAGGGTAACCGCAGCCGTTATGCGCACCTTCCCACTCAGCGAACACCGTCCAAGATGGACGATTCGCTTAAGTTGTGGTTAGAGTTTCGCTACGGCTGGACTCCTCTGGTCCACGATATCGTGGACTCGATGAAGGCGATATATGCTGCCGATTTGCGTGGTGAGTTAATCACGCGCGACCGCATGCGAGCCTATGGCAAAGCAGCGGGGACCGTTAAGGTCGTCGGCAGTTCCACTACGAAGAACTTCTTCGTCAATGGGATCGTCTCGCAAGAGACGGTTCTACATGAAGTTGAGATGCGTAGTTTCGTCCTTTATCGTTGGGCGAACCTTGGTGACAGGGTTCTGCGCCGGTTGAATGATTTTGGTGCTTTCGATGTACCCAAAGCAATTTGGGAGATCGTGCCCTGGAGTTTTGTTGTCGATTGGTTTATTCCGATTGGCGACTACCTGGGGGCTCTAACACCAAAGGTAGGTGTCGAAGTTTTAGCGTCAGGGCTAACGAGTCGTCGAACGACGACCGTCACCCAGAAAATTACCTCGTCTCCGACGAATAGTAATAACTGGACGAATGGGTGCCTCGTAGTAGGTGACGAGAGGACGCAAGTCTTCACGTCGCTGACCCGCGAGGTTCCGCTGCCGGCTCTGACTTTCCCACCGATAGAAGTATCGTTAAACACTAAACGACTGCTGGATTCCGTCGCCCTAATGAAGGGGCTAGGATCCAGTGCAAACCAACCTTTCCTACGAAAGTGATACTCAAATGAGCAACATTGCTGCTCCTGCTACCCGTCCCGCCGGTACGGGCACTGGCATTACCTATAACGGGCTGCGTTTCCTCGGCGATACTGCGAAGTACGTCGAGAGCGCGCCTGCGGGTGTGCCGTCTGTTTTGGTGATGAAGGCTTTCGATCCGAAACCGACTCGTGACTATCCCGGTGCCGCAAAAGGTGAG